TCTTCATAAAATGTAAATTCAGCATCGCGGAAAGTAACCAAATTGAAAAACTTAGCCAAACCAGCGATTTTGAGTTTACCGCCTGATATAGTATCACCATCAGTGCGTGATATGATATAATCGGGCTCGCCTAGAATCTCACGAATAAATTGATTATCAGCGGAACGCAAAACACGGGCAGTAGCAATAATAACAAAACAATTTTCATCTCGGAGATCCGATTTATATTGTTCTGCCAATGGTAACAAAGTGTCATCCATTGCGCGATATTCATTCTCGCGCCAATAACCAAGGTCGATACGCTCGCCATTGTCATCAATGATAGTACGATACCGATGCAGACTGTCAACGATTGTGCCATCCATGTCATAAATTGAAACCTTTGTGATTTTAGCCATTTGCTTGTTTCCTTGTTGCGATGTATCTATTATAGCCCAAAAATCAGCCCTACAACAACTTTTTTGCATTTTTGCAAAAATACAACATAGGTGAAAACACCTATGAAAAAATCCTTGACACGGGCCAAAATTATATGTTATAATTTTGGCGCAGTTTTGCAAACAAAAGTATTCATTTTTGTTTGCAAACCAAAGTGTTACAATTTTTCTTTGTTGTTTGCGGCACGGCCTGCCGATTTTGCGGCCTCTTTTCGCAAAGCCTTTTCAATCTGTTTTTTGGAAAGTTTATAATTTTTCATAGCATATCCTCAGCAGAACCATAATCCTCATCAGTACCCCAGCCAGCAGAGGCTAGAGCATAACCATCATCAGAATCATCAGAGTAGTCGGGAAATTCAAATTCAGCATTTGAACCCCAGCCCCCAGCAATTTTTTCTTCAGGTGACATACCATCTAAAACTTTGAACAATGCAGCACGTTCAGCCTGCAAGAATTCCATAGAATTCCATTCAGCATCAGTCCAATGACGCGGCCGAATGCCGTGCACATCTTTATAAAAATCCCACATTTCGGTTTGCAGGTCATTCAACAATTCAGCATGAGTCATGATTTAATCCTTTGTGAAAAATTGTGCCAAGGCAGCATTATACTCTGGCAGGGTTGAAAAGTAAAGATCATTTTTATAGCAGAAAAAACGAAACTTCAACAGTTCTTTTTCTGTATACGTTCTTTTGTCGATTGGGTTGTAGTGTTTTGTCATCATGTGTTTATTATATCCCAAAAAACCAAAAAGTTGCAAGTGTGTAAAAATACAACATAGGGATAAACCCCTAGCAAATAATTCTTGACACGGTTGCCATTATACAAGTATAATGGCGCCTGTTGCGTTTTCGCAACAGTCTTTTGTTTTCAATTTTCGTCAACACCTTTGAGATAGATTTCATCTATGCCAAAGTGCTCACCCATAGCCTTAGCTAATCGCTTGAAGTGCTTACCATGAATTTCGGTTTTCTTGTTTTCTTCCTGCCAGGCATGAATAAGCTCATGGGCTAACAGTGTATCAAAAGCCCTAGCATTTTTTGTTACATGAATTGTAATCCTGTGCTCTAGTAGCTTGCCTGTTCTATCAGAGTAGCGAGCAATATAAAATCCATCATAGTGTTTATTAGCACGGGTTTTAACGCGCACAACAACAGGCTTGGTTAGTCCCAAAAATTTAATGTATTCGTGAAGGTTTTGCATGGCTAGATTATAACATAAAAATGCAGGGGCATAAAGCCCCTGCATTATAGTCAGGCTTTTTCAGCCCTGATGAAATCAGCAATTTTTGCCAAGGCAGCTTTGTTAGCCTTGGTTAGCGATTCCATATCAGCCTCAGTCAAACCCAATGCTTGACCGATATAATCGGCATGAGCATCTTTCTTTACAACAGGCTCACCAGTCTTAGTGGTGTAGATCTTAGCTGCATAAACTTTCTCACGCGAAAGCTTAGCAACAACAGAACGAACCGATTTACCCAAAGCCTCAGCAATGGATTCAACAGCGATACCGGCTTGATAGTCGGCAATCATGCGAGCGGTTTGCTCAGGGGTATAGTTTACAGTTTTTGCAGTCATTTTTAAATCTCCTGAAAGGTCAAGGGTTAAGGTTTCATCACAAAGGCAAAGTATATCACAAAAGGCAACGCGATGCAAACAATTGCAAGTGCCAAATCCAAAAATTCTTTTGTCTTGTTTGTCATGTTGTTTCCTTGTTGCGATGTATCTATTATAGCCACAAAACAAAAGAAAAACAAGTGTGTGCAAAAATACAACATAGGGACAAACACCTATTGACGCGGAGGCAGAATTTGTGCTATACTGACTAGGGCGGTTATCAGACTAGAAAATATACATATGCTGCTGGACCCACCCACACGGCCTAACATTGGATATTTTTCGAAACACAACAAGGTGCGCATGGTCTCCACGCCCAGCGTGACCCTAAACCTCCAAAACCTCCCCCGAAAATTCCCACTTGCCTAAAAGCCCCCTAACCTGTTATAATTACCCCAAAAGGACTCCACCATGACACAAATGCTACCTGCTGAAACCCTGAAGCTGGCCCCTGAATGCCTGGAAGTGGCCAATTGCTACTTGCAGCTTAATGACCCCCGCAAGGTGGCTGACCACCTTGACCTAGATGTTGAAGTGGTCACTGACATGCTCAAGCGCCGCGAGGTTAAAACTTACATAGATGCAGTATTTATGGACTCAGGCTACAACAACCGCTTTCTTATGCGTAAGGCCATGGATGCCCTTATAAAGCAAAAGTTTCAAGAGCTGGAAGAAGCTGGTGCTGGCTCACAAAAAGACATTGCAGAACTGCTTGCCTTATCACACAAAATGAGCATGGATTTACTAGACAAGGAAATTCAGCTTGAAAAAATCCGGTCAGGCACTGCACCACAAAAGCAAGTAAATGTGCAGATCAATGAAGGTTTGGATGGTAGCAAGTATTCCAAGCTCGTACAACAATTAATTTCAGGTGAGGGAGTATAATGAGCATTTTAGCAACATTGCGTACACAGCGCTGGGACGACCACAGATACTATCACCATAGTCGCATCAATCAATTTTTACACTTGATTTCAGCTTGCAGCTTTTTAGTGGCTTATGCGTACTTATTCATCGACCCTGTGGTGTCAGCATATATAGCTTGGCTGCTTGCCATGAGTCTGCGTCAAATGGGACACTTCTTTTTTGAGCCCAAAGACTACGATCACTATAACCAAGCTACACAAGATCACAAAGAAGCTATCAAAATTGGCTATAACCTAAAGCGTAAACGTGTGTTGATTGCATGTTGGCTTGCCATACCACTACTAGCCATCTTTGACGCTCAGTTGTTTCAGGTTGCAATGCCTAACCTAGAGCCCGATACTTTCCTAAACCGCGTTGGTTGGGGCTGGCTGTGGCTGGGCGTTGCAGCTGTGATTTTTCGTGTTGTACAGCTAACCATCAAACAAACTTGGTTGGTTGCTGTAACTTGGGCTATTAAGATTGTTACTGATCCTTTTCACGATGCGGTTATTTATCGTAAAAGTCCCATTTATTTGTTGCAGGGCCAGTTAATTGATCCTGACTTACGCCAAGACTACAAAGATTAATCAATGCTAACCATTTCACGACCAGAAGTCGAAGCTGATTTTATTGTAGACTTTCCAGCCACCACCAGGTTTATCAAGCTGCCGATTGTCAACTATCTCAAGCTCTTAGACATTTACGACACCATTAACAGACCCCAAGTTGCACTAATCAACGCAGTTAACGATCCCAAGTACCGTTTCATCTGCGCTGCACTTGCCAGACGACTAGGCAAAACTTATATCGCCAACATTATTGGTCAGCTAGTAACCTTAGTGCCTGGGTCAAATGTCTTAATCATATCGCCCAACTATAATTTGAGTTCCATTTCATTTGAACTGCAGCGTAAATTGATCAAGCACTTTGATCTTGAAGTTGCCCGTGACAACTTAAAAGATAAAATCATTGAGCTGGAGAATGGGTCGACTATCCGCATGGGATCACTCAGCACAGTGGACTCAACTGTGGGTCGCAGCTACGATTTAATTATATTCGACGAAGCTGCTTTAGGTGA